GGCCAGCGTCAAATTGGTCGTGATCGTCGAGGTCGTGCCCGCCGTCGCAGTACCCGAGGGGCCGACAGCGGTTGCCACTCCACATGCTCCGACGGCAAAGGTTCCGGCAAGAGCGCCCGAGGGGATTTGCACCCACGCATCTTCGAGCGGGTTGTACAAGTGATGCACCGTGGCGCTTGAGACATACAGCTGCTGCTGCCGATAGTGGCGCGAGCTGGCGACAAACGCCCCGGCGACGGTTGCCGTCGGTACGGGAGTGCAGAACTCCCAGCGCTTGAGGTCGAGGATTTTGCGATTTCCGTTGGTTGTTGCCATATCAGGTCACCGAAATGTTACGGCGCAGTGAATCAGCGCCAAGTCGCATAAGCGACGGGATTTGCTCGGTAGCCGCGAGGCCGCCGATCTGGGTTTGATTGGTCAAGGTCGCCATCGTTGTGACGGTGCTGACAGTGCCGACTGTCGTGACGGTGGGCAGGGTCCCGGCCTCGACGTTGACCCGCATGCGGTTCGCTGTGTCTGGCAACATCTGGCCGATTGAGCGGGTTAGAGCTTGCATCGCAAACCGCATGGCCTCGATGGCTTCAATAAGCTCGCCATAGGCCGCCACCGGCAGCGGGCTGGCCTCGCTCGTATCGACAGCGGAGCCGTCAACGCCCCAGGCCGGTTTTACCCGCTGGAACTTGATGCCGCCGATGTCGTCGGACGCGATTACATCGCCGCCAGTGCCGGGATTGAGGGTTGTGTTATCTGCCATGCGTTAGCTCCAGGTTGCTGTGACTCGCGGACGAAACGCCGAGGATGTCAGCGAGCCGGGTACGTAAGTGGGGAGCGAGAGGGTCGGGTTGAAACTGGCTGCCGCAGTTGCGGGTATCCAGATTTGCCGGGGGGCGAAGAGTTGCCAGGGGTTGGCTGATAGCTCTCGCGCCTCTTGCGCCGACAGCCTGCGGTTGTACAGCGCTATCAGATAGTCGGTCGCCAGCACACCGTTGCCATTGTTTGTGTTCTGGTGCCAATTGATTAAAGATGAACCACGCCAATTCCACGGCACGGTGTCTAGTGTGTCCAGGCGCACACCTTTCACGAAAAAGTTGGAACCGGCTGTGTCTCCGGTCAGCAAAAAATCGATGTCGGTATCGATTGGAAACGAGCCCTCTGAGGATGCGATATTGTTGCCATCAACCCGCGCATTCCATGCACCGGCTCCGTTTTCCCACACCAGCGTATTAGCAGTGGCCGACTGGTTGTCGCGGAAAATTGCAGGGCCGGCAGCATTGCGCTGCCCCTTCCAAAAAACGGAGCCAACTGTTTCCACATACCCGGCAGGGAACGTGTAGGTCTGGTAAGCCGTGCCGCTGGCATCACCGTACCGCTGTCCCAGGCCAGACGGACCGACGACACGGGTAATCGTCCCTGTCGCGCTGATTTGCCCGCCGTGGACTACGTTGTAAAGTTGTTGCCCGCTGACCGTGGGCACCAGCAGCGCCGTAAGTCCTCTCGCCAGCGGATTGCCCCAATCCACCTCCACCGCATCTTGCGGCTGGGAGTCCCACGGCAGATTGAGCGCAATCACAGACACGTTACGGCGTCCCGACGGTAAATGGCCGGATTTTCACGACAGCGTTTGTCCCGCCGTCGTTGTTCATGTTCTGCGCCGTGCCGTTCTGGATGTAGAAGTCCACCAGGCGGCACCCGTTGAGGTTGATCGTGATCGTGCGCCGCTGCAACGCATCGACCGCCGCCATGACCCACGAGCCAAAGAACCGCGCCCCACCTGAAGCCGTGCCGCTCGGGGCGTCGGTGTCGTCGTCCGTGCCATCCGTGTCCTTGAGAACGCCCCACAGGCTCACCACAGTCCCGGCTACTGGTGCCGCCGCCCAGTCAGGGGCCTCCAGCATCGCCTCGGCAAACAGTGCGTAGGGCACATCTGCGTCGGTCGTGTTGTCAAACGTGGCCGATGGTGCGCCCGAGAAATTACCGGCCGCGATGTCGGTGGCAGTGTTTATCACCGTCTGCGCGGTGCCGTAGAGCATTCGGGTGGCAGTGGCCATTACACCCCCTGAATCACGACACCGACAGCGGCATCAACGGCAGTCTGCACGGCAGCGTCAGTCGCCCCGGTGATCTGCGCCAGCGTTGCCGTGCGGTTCTGGATCAGAACCGGCCAAACCATGCGCGTGGCCTCAGTTTCCGGGTTGCCGAATACCTTGGACGCCCAGCGCACCCGCGCCTGGTGGTTTGGTGCGCCAGTGGACTCCACCCGGATGTTGTCGGCGGCGACCAGCGTGGCGATCTTGATTTTCTCGACCAGCCCGCTGTTGGCTGATGCGGTCACGAGTTCGGCAAATGTGGCCATGATCAGTCCTCGGTCACAACGTTGCCAGCGGTCAACTGCGGCGTCACCCCGGAGCCGCACACGATGCTCGGGCTGATCGCTCCGTAGTACAGCAGCAACCCGGCGCCAGTGGACGAGGTGCCAAGGCCCCAGTGGGTCGCGGTGCCCGAGCCGCCAGTGCCGGCCGGAAAGGTCACGTTCGCATCGGCGGCGCTGGCGTTGCCGGTCACCGTCCACCCGGCCGTGGACCGGGCCACTGCGACACGGGCGTAACTGGTATAGGCGACCTCACTGGTGCTCTGATCACCAGCTTCGCCCGGGGACGCTGTGTGCAGGCTGAAGTACAGACTGCCCGCCGTGGTCGTGGCTCGCAGGCCGGAGGCGTCTCCGACGTTGGCGATGGCCACGTTCTCAAAGATCAGACCCAGCAGGGCGGTCTCGAAGGCGTTGGATTTGGACATTTGGTGGGCTCCTATGCGGCGATCACCGCGAGTTTAAGCCCCGGCTGGAACACCCCGAAGTACTCGGTGGAGTCGGCCAGCATGGGCATGTGGTTGATGGTCGCCGTGGGGTTGATGCCGAACACCACATGGCAGTCGGCGTCGGGGTGTAGTCGGATGAACCGGGTCCGGGGATCGAACTCGGCGCTCTGGGTGCTCGTGGTGAAGGTGAGCTTCTGCATCGCCACGGCCGGCTGCACACCGACCTGAAGCTGCGCCCCGGACTCCGCGTTGCCGCTGGCCTGGAACTCGGTGATGTAGAGGCTGGCCACACGTTACATCCCAAGGAGCTTCTTGGTGGCCGTCATGGGGGTCTGGGACTGCTCCTCGGTCGAGGTCAGCATGGTGGCGGCACGGCCACTGGCCGCACGCGCCTTCATGCGCTGGGCGTCGGACGCTGCCTGCACGGCTGGCGTGGCCACGGTGGGGGTCACGGTTGCCGCAGCGGGAATCTTGGGCTTGGAGCCGAACAGTCCGCTCATGGGCGTACTCCTTCAAGTTGCCGCGAATATATCATACTCGTTGTCCGCGACCAGCCCCCGCATCCGGTTTGTCCGACGAGCGGTGGATGCGTCCAGCCGCGCCACGGGTTCTGCGAAGGTGAGTGCCAGGGAGTCGCCATCGTCGGGGCTTGCCAGCCCGCGCTTCTTCATCGAGTCCTTGCTCTCCAGTTTAATCTGCCCTTTGAGGTGGATGGCGTACTCGGGGCCGGTGAGGTCGTCGATGAGCGAGTCGTCGTTGTCAATGGCCCCGTAGATCAGCCAGTCGCGCATCTCGCCCCACATCTCGGCTCTGCGGTTGAGGTACTTCTCGGGGTCGTGCGCTGCCTCGCCCGACTGCACCTCGATGACCCGGTAGCCGAGCATCTTGAGCCGGTCGACTACTCCTCCCCCCACCCCTCCTCCATCAACGAACACGGCGTCTGGTTGGAGCCGCTCGATGGCCGTGGCGGCGTGGGTGGACAGGGCCATGGTGTCGGCACCCCGGTAGCGCATGGGCGGGATGGAGCGGGCGTCACGGCCGCGTCGAAAGCGAAACACGGACTCGTCGTCTCCGAATCGAGCCACATCAATCCCCATGAGTAGTGGGGCTCCGGTGTCTGGGACGAGTTCTCGCTCGGCTGCGGCCTGGGCGACTTCTCGTCCGATGAACTGGTTGGAGCCGGTTCGGGGGAACTGCCCCTTGACTTCGATCCTGGTGACATCGTGGTCTTCTCCGTACTTGTCTGCGATGCGCTGATACACCCCGGCGTCCACACCCTCGACGGTGCGGCTGTCCACGTACTTCGTGTCCCAGAACCCCCGGTCCTTGTGGAAACACTCGAAGAAGCGCCCGGTGTTGCGCCGTGGGTTGCTAATCGCCAGCCACAGCCTCAACGGTGCCATGTCCGTGAAGAACCCCTCGGTAACCTGCCAGATGGGGTCGGGGATGCCGCTGGCCTCGTCGAACTGCACCATCATGCCGATCTGGCTGTGGGCCCCGGCAAACGCATCGGGGTTCTCGGCTGACCACGACTGCGCCTCGACGTAGTAGTACTGTGTGTCCATCTTCAGTTGGGTCTCGACCAGTTCGGCGAACCAGCCGGCCGGACGCATGGACATGGACGACTTCTCGAACCAGTGCCTGTTGATGGCCATGGTGTGCCACTTGCCCAACTCGGCCATGGTGCGCGAGCGAAGCTGCGTCTCGGTGTTGGCTGTGACGATGGTGGTGCTCCCGATCCAGCACGACTGCACCCAGAGGTCGAGCATCGACAGGAGGGCGCTCTTGCCGATCCCCCGGCCCGAAGACAGGGCGATGTACAGCGGGGACGAGGGTAGTCCGATCCTCGCCTTCTCGCGGTCCAGGGCCAAGTGGTCTGCGATGCGGCGGAACTCGCCGATCTGCCATGACCGTGGCCCTTGGATCTTCTCCAGCGGTGTGCCCTTCACGCCCCAGGGGAACGCGTACCGTGCGAAGGCCTCCGGGTCGTACTTGAACTGGAGCAACTCGGTGATGAGGGCCTGCTCCTTGTCCGGGGTACTGACCATCTGGACTTTAGGGGGCATCGATGGTCCTCGCCCTGTCAAGCCTCTCCTGCGCCTGCTGCATGGCGCCCGAGAGGTCGATGGTGACGTTCTGGTCAATCTGCCTCACATCACCAAAGCGTTTGCGATTCATCACACCCATCTTCCACTTGCGATCATTGGCTCGCAGCGTGGAGCGGTTGACATCCTCCATGCTGTCCTTGGCGTCAACGATGGCGGACTGCTCGATGAACATGACCTCGGCACCGATGGCTTGCGCCTCGTAGTACTGCGCCTTGCGGTTCTCGTCGCGCATGACCCATGCGATGAACCGCTTGAGGTTCGGGGATCTCGGATCGTTCTCAAACAACTGAGTCACCCCGAGGCTGTTCTCCCGCACCTTGTCGAGAAACTCATCGAACAGCGACTCGAAGGTGATGTGGTCCATCTGCTTCTGCGCCAGCATTGCCTGCTTTCGCAGCACGAGAACGGCAGGGTGGTAGTAGGGCAGAGGCGCGGCCAGCCAGTCGGGAAGCGTCTGGTCTTCGAGTTGGGGCTGGGGGCTTGCCTGGGTCATGACGAGTGGGGTTCAGTACTTTTTCGGGGGCTTGGGAGGCTTGGTCTTTTTCATGGTGAACCTTTTGAGTTGCGGGTTGAGGAGGTAGCCGGGCGCAGGGTATCACAGGTTCTGGGGTTCTTGCAAGGGTGGTGGAATTGCTGACTCAATGGGTTTTTAAGTTTAAAAGATTCCAATGGGTTTTTAGATTCTGAGGTTCTCGGGGTGCTCGGGTGACCACCCTCGTCACCGCGCCGCCAGCCGCTGGGGGCCCCCACCCCCCAGGCGCAGTGAGCGCTCACTACCGGATCCCAGCTCCTTTGATCCCCAACCCATCGGGCTCAGCTCCTTTGATCCCCAACCCATCGGGTACTGTGACAACGTGACACCGTGGCCCATCGGGTACTGTGACAATGTGACACCTGCGTCACTGGTGACATGCTGCACTGCAACAAGCGACAGAATCGCTACACGGGAAACATGATCTAGACTCCTTTTTTAAAAAACGTTCGATATGGTCATGTCGTTTTAGGGTCACTTTGTCACATGTGGCAGT